TAGTGTTGTTAATAAACTTTTCGTGTTGTTGCGTTGCTATTTCTTGTTCTTTGTTGTAGCGATTAAAAAAGTCCATAGCTTTTTGTTGTTCTTGAGTTACTCCAGGTCTTAATTTGATCTCGTCATAATACCTTTTCTTCAAGTCTTCTAAATGACCACGTGCTACTGCAACCGCTTCTTTTTTAGCGAGTTTCTTTTTTCTGATGTCTCGCTCTTCATCAACGTCCGCATCATACTTAAATTGATCTTCCATTACAAATGAAATTTCATCATGAGTAAGATGTGGCTTAGTATTTTTATAGTATTCTCTAAGTAAAGCTTCATCATCAACATTAGAATAATCATGATTTAACCTTACATAGTCTTGAACAGTGCCACCTGTTTCTTCCATAAAAGATACAAGTTTTTCAATGTTTTCAGGTAATTGTTTACCTAATACTTGTTCATCTCTTTTAGCTTCAGCTACTTTCTGTTCTACTTTTTTTACTTGTTCTTGTTCTTCTTTATTAAGTTCGACAATAGGCGATTCGGACTTTTGTACTTCATCTGTATTGCTGACCCGTACTTCTCCGTCCACTTTCTTGCTAGCTTCGGGTTTGTCGCCCACAGGTACCTCCTTTGTTTCTCCGATTTGAATGGCATTGTCTTCTTTTTTAATTTCTACTTTTACTGGTTCCTCAACTTTTACATTAGGGTCTTTTCTTAAATCAACCTTTACAGGTTCACTCTTTGCAGTAAATTTTTTAGGCTTTGATTTGATCTTCATATCACCGCCTTCTGATTTGACTTCTTGAGTCACCTCAGGCTTTTTTGTTTCTTTTTCTGACATAATAAAATATTATAAAATTAGTTATACTGCCGGAGGCATTTGATCCGGACTTTCTTTTTCAAAATCTGTAGGCATAAGATTTAATTGTCTTTGCTCAATCATTTTACTTTGTTGAGTGCCTTCCATTTTTGTTCTTTTATCTTTACGATCTTCTATATATTGCTCTTTTGTTCTTATAGAATTAACTTCCATACGTTTTAATTCTAAATCAAACTCATGCTGTAATTGCATTTCTCTTTGTCTTATTACAGACTCTTGTTCTATACGTTGTAAAGCCATTTGATTTTTAGCTTGTTCGTATTGAACATTTGAAGCTGTAAGAGCTTGTTGTTTTTGAAGTTCAGCTTGAGCAATAGCTTGAGCAGAAGCTGCTTTAGCTTGTTCTGCTGATGCAGCCATAGCTTGTTGTTGCTGATCTACACGTTTTTGTTTTTCTTTACGCTTTTGCTTTAATACATCATTGGCTAGTTTAATATTTTTTATTCTTCTAATGTCAATAGCATCTTCTAAATCTATACCACCTTGCTGTATAGCCATTTGAATATTTTGTTCTAACCTTTGTTTTTCTTCTTCTTCAGGTTCAAGTTCTAAGTATATACCAAAATCATGTAATGGTAAATTTTGTATCTCAGCTAATGTACCTACATTGTAAGTAGATATAGAACTTTTTAATGAATTTAATATTAATGGATTTTTTAAAGAATCTGCAATTTTTAATGATATATTTTCACAACTTCTTAGCGTAAGCCATAAACTAGCTTGCATTACATGTCTAGTAGCTGTATTAGACGCGTTAACAGCCATTTTTTGTAAACCTACTAAAGTATCTTTTTCTGGCATACTACCATCTCTAGCTTCATTTAAACCTGTACAATCTCTAATTAATTGTAAATAATATTGATAGGTTTGAATTAAACTAGCTATTTTACCTTGACCACTAGATGTTTGTAATTCTTGAATAGGAACTTTACCTGGATTCATATCGCCTTCTTGCGTCATTGATCTACCTACAATACTACCAGTTTGAAAATACATGTTTAATGCTTCTGCTGGATTATAATTTGTACCATTACCTAAATCAACTTCAGCAAGACCATCCATATCTAAGAATACACCATCTGGAACTGTACGAGCAATTACTTGTTGTAGTTTTAAATGTGTTATTTGTATCATATCAGCAAAACCTGTACACTTGCTAACAATAGACTCTACTTTACCTTTATACATACGTGGAGCACACATAGCATAACTCATTTCAACTTTAGTATTATCAGCAAATGGTCTTGTCATGTTTTCAGATAAATCCCATTTAATTAACTCATTGTTACCTAAAACTTTTACACCTTCGTATAATACTTCAATTTTTCTGGAAACTCTTTGAAAATTATCATTAGGTTCTGGATTAAAAGTATCAGGTTTTTCTAATGCTTTTTCTAAACCATTATCAGTTTGTTTTATTTTAAAAACTTGAGTATTATAAGTTTTATATTCAAAAAATAAAACAGATACAGTGTTAGGATCATAAGAATTATAACCATACATACTTACTCTGTCTTTGTTATAACCTTTTGTCTGCTCTATTTTTTTTAATTGTTCTTCGCTTAAGTACGGAAATTGTTTTGCTATTTCAGGAATAGTCAATTGCTTTACTTCACCTACATAATATATGTCTTCAAAATGAGGATCTTCTGTATAAGAATATATTAAATTAACTGGATCAACATATTTTAAGTTAACGCCATTAGATGGGTTAAAAGCAGTTTTAACAGCTCCAATACCTAATGTAACTAAATCATAGTTAAATCTTTTCTTTATATTATCAAATCTATTTCGCTTTAACGTATTGTTTATTACTTCTTCTTCTGCTATTTCAATAGAATCTTTATAAGACAACTGCATGTGAATATCTAGTTCTTCTGGAGTGTCAGGTAGTTTTTCAGGATCTGTTTGAAATTCATTTATACCAAATTCTTTTTGTAAGTTTTGTAAATAAGGTTTAGCAGCCATGTCTTGCATTATAGCTGTTGCATAGTCAGTTTTTTTCTTTAAAGCAGTAGGATCTTGAGCAAAAGCTTTTATTTCATAAAGCTTGTTATTCATACCGTTACTAACTATATCTACAAATTTAGATAATACAGGTACTGGTTTCCAGTCTAAATTAAGATAAGATAAATCACCATTAATAGCTAATTCATCTTTATACTTTTGTACTGACTGTTCACCTCTTGCATACAACCTTAATGTATGGTATCTATTATAAGATGTAGCAAATCTAGTACCATTACCGCCTTGTTGCCACCATTCACCTTCTATAGCCTGTGCAACTTGTCTTCCATATTCTTCTGAAGATTTTTCAGCATCAGAGACTGTTTGGCTAGGAAAAGCACTGTTTGGATTTGCGTATATATTCATTTACTTAATTATTTTTGATAACGAACCTCGATTATCATATTTTTTAATTCCTAAATCTACTGGTTCACGTTTTCTTCTACTAACTGGCGCATATCTATTTTTATTACACGCCATCAAAGCTAAACCTGAACTAATAGAGGCATCATGTGTTGTTCTATTGTTTATATCAAAAGCTGCCCAGTCCTCTAGTGTTCGTTGAAAGTATGTAGTACCATAACTATCACCATTAAATCCTACAGCTGTTTCAATATAAGACTCTATAGCTGCAGCGTGAGCTTGTTTAATATCTTCACTTGAATTAGGTATACCACCTATTTCTTTTTCTGTTACTGATAATTTATTCCAAATTTTATCAGGTCTATTCATTGCAAAACCTCTATAACCTCTTCTTTTAAAATGATATAAAAGTCTAGGTTTATTGTTTTCTACAAGTATTGGCATACCATAAAACACGCACGCCATTAATACATCTTCAAAAAATACCTCAGCAGTTTGTGGTCTTGCTATATATTCTAAAAAGAAATGATCAGCTGGTGCATTTTCCATACTAAACTTAGTCAGTCCATGCAACGAACCATTAGAACCTCTTTTATCTACAGTCCCTGATATATCATAAGGATCACAACCAAACGCGCCTATATGATCATTACCAGGATATTTTATACCGTTTTTTTCTATATATCTATTTTGTAAGTTTTTATCTGGAATCCAAGTTATAAAAAATCTTCCTTGATTATTAGGTGCAAATATAACTCTGCTGTCTTTTATACCGTTTTCCCATAAAAAATTACCTTGAGTAACTAGTTTTTTATTATCTTCATCTTCATTAAAATCTATCTGTTGATATATTTTTGTTAAATTAAACAATGAAGATTTTGATTCATCTCTAAAGGCATGTTTTGTAGTTCTAGGAAATTGTCTATAAAACTCATTTAAAGCATCCTGATTATCTTTTAATCCGTCAACTTCGTTTTCCCAGTACTCAATAACGCCAAGGTCGATAAACTCGCCTTGTGGTCCAAGTACTTCTTGGTCGGGAGTGTCGAAGACAGGTATGCCATAAGAATCAATGTAGCCTTCGTAGTTCCATTCCATAGGTATGAACAAAGAATATAATCCCGAACTAGTCTGTCCGTTGCGGTTTCTTTTGGTAACATCTGATTCATCATATAATTTTTTAAAGTTTCTACCACCTTTATCTAAAGCATTAGATGTTGAACCCATCATACACTTACCAATAATTTTACTACCTAATCTTAATGTCGTCTTGGTGACACGCCAGTTGTTGAGGATGTTGTTGGGCTTTTCCCACTTCCCCGATTCATCATGAACGAGGAGTTTGAGTTTCTCCCCATCGTAGGAGTTGTCACCTGTATTCTTCCAGTCGATGGTGGTGTCAAGTCCCTGTAATTCGTCCTGTAAGGTTTCATCGGTGGTGGTGGCGGTGATGGAACGTCTGGTAAACTTGGAGGCTGGGACACGGTAGGCAAGCTCGGTCTTTGGACGGTCCATTCCGTCCTGGGTCGGCTTGAAAAAGAAGGGGTAATTAACTGATATGGGTACCACCTTATCTGTGAACATCTTCTTGGCATCAGGTCCAGACTTGGATAATATACCATACCTGGAGTCACTTGATATGGTTGCCAAGTTAACCACCTCTCCTGAGGCCATGAAAGAAAACCCGGACCGCCTATTCTTAAGGTAACACATCCCATAGGATCGTGTATCTGCCTTACAAGCTTCCCAGAAAATAAAGAATAATCTATTTGATTCCCTAAAGTCTGGTGCCCCGACGTCAATCTTAGACCACTGCAAGTACATGTAATGAGTACCACTAATGTAAGTAGGAACGCTCTTGTTATAAAACCAAAAACCTTCCTCCCTACGGGTAAACTCATTATCGATGTAATCATACCACTTTGTTTTAAAATCTTCTGGATATTGTCTCCAGTCAAATACTGTTTTTATTCTTGCTAAAGCTTTAGGATATTCAAACTTACTCCATTTATCATCTTCAAACTTATATATATTTTTAGCTTTTGGTAAAGCTATTTTTAAATTTTGTATTTCATATATTTCACCTACTTCACCTGTTTTGCTAATAACTACAATATCATGCTCTTTATTATAACCGTATTGCCATTTTTTATAACGGTTCATACGATTAATAATTTTAGGTTTTATATGATTATCAAGTACTTTATATAAACTTTGCTTATACATTATTTAGCTCTTCGTTCTGCAAAACCTTTAAAAGTATTATCTTTTTTAGTATCTTGCTTTGGTTTATCATCTAACATGTTTTGCTCTTCTTCAATACGATTAAGTATTTCAAGAGCATCAAATATAGCTAGTTTTTTTGTAGCTGCAGCATTTTTAAGTCTATCTGCGGAAATGTCAGGTCCAAAATCTATAATAGGTTCTTTAGCAACTTTAATTAACTCTTTAATTGCTATTCGCCCAGCTTGGATTATATTCTTCTTCGTTTCCTTCGTACTCATATTTAATTACAATATCATTTGATTCCATACAATAAATTCGTTTGCCATCAATAACAAACTCCCATTCACGACCTGGTTTATATCCTATCAGATCTCCTGGGTTAATATCTTGTGCTTCTAATGCATTATTACCTATTTTTAATATACCAATACATTTTTGCTCTAAATCAGTTGTTAGAGGATTTTTGTCTTTAATAGGCATTACAAAACATCTATCCATAAATGGCAACCATTTTTCGCCTTTTTTATATAAGTATATTTGATTAGGCTTACAGAAATATAAATCTTCTTTAAAGTATTGACTACTATTTCTTTCATTACCTCTAACATCATACCATCTTCTAAAAATATTGTGATGAATTATTATTTCGTCACCTTTTTTAATTCCCT